ATGCATCAATTTGATTACTAAAGAAGTTGGCGAACACAAAATTGTTCGTGGAATGGGTTTTAGTAAGTGGATGCAATTATCCGATGAAGAGTTTTTTATCCTTAGAGAAAAAGATATCCTCACCGTCGCCTCTATGAGTAAAGAGATCAGCATACTCTATGATGCATACATCATTAGTGAAAGTACTTCCTCTGAAAAAATGACTGAGATGCAAACAGATGTAAAAAGTACTGCTGGATATCTAGGTACGATTGATGATGCAAGATCACTCTTTGAAAGAATCTTTAAAAGCTAGAAGTACTCCTGAACCCTTACAGTGTTATTATACAGAGGAAACTTTAATCTGTCAAGTTGTCACTTCGTAATTTATGTGCTATAATAAACAAACGATATGAAATTCATATGAAAACATCTCCAAAGAAAAAACAACATTATGTAGATAACCAAGAGTTTCTTGCTGCGATCATCAAGTACAAAGAAAAAGTCGCTCATGCAGAAGAGAATGATCTTCCGAAACCTAGGGTTAATAACTACATTGGTGGATGTTTTCTAAAAATTGCTACCCACTTATCATACAGACCAAACTTTATCAACTACATGTATAAAGATGATATGGTTTGTGATGGTATTGAAAACTGNATTCAGTACATCGATAACTTCAATCCAGAAAAAAGTAGAAATCCATTTGCATACTTTACACAAATTGTTTATTATGCATTCCTTAGAAGGATTGCTAAAGAGAAACGACAGATGGATATCAAAGATAAGATCTTAGAAAAATCTGGTTACGATCACGTCTTTACAGTTGACGGTGACGCACATTCCGACTATAATCATATCAAATCTCGTGTTGAAATGAACTCTAAGCGATGAAGATTCTTCTGATTACAGACCAACATTTTGGAGTTCGCAATGATAATCAATATTTTATAAATCACTATAGAAAATTTTATTCTAAAATTGTAATACCTTTTATCAAAGCATCTAAGATTGATACTGTAATCGCTCTCGGAGATACTTTTGATAAGCGTAGATCCATTAACTTTATGTCGCTTGAGTCGGCAAAGGAAATGTGGTTTGATCCTCTTAGTGAGATGGGTGTGAAAATGCACATGCTCGTTGGTAATCATGATATCTACTATAAAAATACTTTACGAATCAACGCCCCAAGTGAGTTACTTGCTGGATACAAAAACATCAACGTTATCAGCAACCCTACCACTACTGTTTTTGATGGTCTTCCTGTACTCCTTCTCCCTTGGATTTGCGATGAAAATCATGCAGAAGTTCTGGAAAAGGTAGGATCTACTGATGCAAAAGTATGCATGGGTCATCTAGAACTAAATGGTTTTGAAGCGCATCCTGGTCATGTAATGCATAGTGGGATGGACCTTAACATGTTTAGTAAATTTGAAAAGGTGTTTAGCGGACACTATCATATGAAATCCAATAGAGATAATGTGTATTATCTTGGAAATCCTTACCAATTATATTGGAATGATTATGGATGCAAAAGAGGATTCCATGTTTTCGATACTGACACACGAAAGACAACATTCTATAGAAACCCCTTTGACACTTTCCACAAATTGTATTATAATGATGGGGTAAAAACTTCTGGTCTGGAAGAATTACAAGGATCTTTCGTAAAATTAATCGTCGAAAACAAAGGCGATTATGCAAAATTTGATTATGCAGTAAAGGAACTTCAAAATTTAGATCTTGCGGATCTGAAAATTATTGAAGACCTAAGTGTGGAACTAGAAAATGGTGACGCAGTGCTGGAAACCGAAGATACTCTAACATTGTTAGACAACTACATAGATGAAATAGATCTAAAAGTTGATAAAAATAACATAAAAAGTGTAATGAGATCTTTATACATCGAAGCATCGGAACTCTAATGTTTATCTTATCAGACCTCACTAGTGGTGGAATTTATTCTACAACTGATACTCTCGATCAAAAAGTTGTTCATATCTTTGAAGAACAAGAAGATGCTGAGAGATATGTAACACAATTGATCGCTGATGACTATGCTGAAGACCTAGAAGTTGTAGAAGTTGCACAAGAAGTTGTAGCAATGAATTGCAATACTTATGGATATCATTATTCAATTGTTTCAAAAGATGACCTCGTAATTCCACCTTAACATGATTACATTTGAGACTATTCGTTGGAAGAATTTTCTTTCAACAGGTGACCAATGGACTGAAATACAACTTAACGAATCTCAATCAACTTTAATAGTTGGTACTAATGGCGCAGGGAAATCTACTATGTTAGATGCCCTGTGTTTTGCTTTGTTTGGAAAAGCATTTCGTAAAATTAACAAACCACAGTTAGTAAATTCAATCAATGAAAAGGGTTGCAAAGTTGAAGTTACATTCTCTATCGGAAAGGATGAGTATCGTGTATTCAGAGCAATTAAACCGAATGCGTTTGAACTCTATAAAAATAACAAACTGGTCGATCAGGATGCTGCCACGAAGGACACCCAAAAATATTTGGAGCAGTCAGTCCTCAAACTCAATTTCAAATCATTCACTCAAGTTGTTATACTCGGATCATCAACTTTTGTCCCCTTCATGCAACTCGCTGCCAGTCACAGGAGAGAAGTTATTGAAGATCTACTTGACATCAACATCTTCTCAAACATGAATGCTCTGTTGAAAGACAGAGTTCGTACCGAACAGTCCCATAGTAGAGACTGTGAGCATATGGTTAGTATTGCTGAAGAGAGAGTAGCATCTCAAACTAAATTGATCGAATCTTTACAGGAAGTAAATAATACACGGCAGAAAGAAAAGCAAGATAGAATTGTTAGTAATGAAAAATTGATCGATGAAGAAGTAAATAATAAAGCAAAATATACAGAACAACTTTCTGAGATCAAAGAGTCTCTAGAGGGAGTTGATGACCACAAAACCATACTACAGGAACTTAGACAGTCTCAATCTGATGTCAATTCAGAACTAAAGAGTGTATCTAAACAACTTAAATTCTTCAAAGCAAATGATGAGTGCCCTACTTGCCAACAGGAGATTGATAAAAATTTTAAATTTGCTATGGTTGGTGCCTTAAAAGTTAAAGGTGAGGATCTCTCTGAAAACTTCAGAGGTTTGACTGATAAAATTTCTGATGCAATAAGTGTTATCGAAACTATAGAATCTATCAGTAAAAAATCTTTTGAACTGAATACTAGAATCCAACGCAGTGATAAAGAAATTGTTCGTATAGAGTTTGAGAATCTTGGAATTAGTAAAGAATTACTTAATCTTCAAAACGATACTCCGAGCATCAATAGTGAAGTTGAGAACCTTGAGTCACTTAAAAACCAACTTAATGATACAAAAGAACAGTGTGGTAAAGTTAGTAAAACCCTTGTTGAGTATCAAGTAGTATCAAATCTTTTGAAAGACTCTGGAATCAAAAGTCAAATCATTAAAAAATACATTCCAGTCTTTAACAATCTCATTAATAAATATCTCCAAAGTATGGACTTCTTTGTCAATTTTACCTTGGACGAAGAATTCAATGAAATTATTAAGAGTCGCTTCAGAGATGAGTTTTCATATGCATCATTCTCTGAAGGTGAAAAGCAGAAGATTGATTTAGCACTTCTATTTACTTGGCGTGAAGTTGCTCGGATGAAAAATAGTGTTGCTACTAATCTGCTTATCTTGGATGAAGTTTTTGATAGTTCGCTTGATTCTTCAGCGACAGCAGAACTTCTTTCTATTCTTAGAAGTTTGGGAAGCGAAACTAATCTGTTTGTTATTTCCCATAAAGGTGAGATCCTAGTAGATAAATTTTTACGAACAATTAAATTTGAAAAGATTAATGATTTTTCAAAAATGTCAGATGATTCTTGATTGGGACAGTAACCAAAGTGGCACAGTAGTGTCTCCACACCTTGACGACGGTGCTATAATTACAAGGTAACCAAGAGAGACGGATGAACACTCAAGAAGTCAAAGGCACTCTTGCTAAACTGCTTGCTACAGAGAACCTGACTGTAGAGCATCGTAAGGTGAGCACTGCCTGCTTTGATGTTGATAAGCGTCTGCTAATCCTTCCTATCTGGAAGACTGCTTCTAATACTGTCTATGATCTTCTCGTTGGACATGAGGTTGGACATGCTCTCTATACTCCCAATGAAGACTTTGGTAAGGTATCAAAGGCATTTGTCAATGTCTTAGAGGATGCTCGCATTGAAAAAATGATGAAGCGTACCTATCCTGGTCTTCGTAGATCATTTTATGATGGGTATCGAGAGTTGTGGAATAACGATTTCTTTGGTGTGAATGATGATGATATTGAGAAGTTGTCTTTAATTGATCGTATTAACTTATATTTTAAAGGCAATGCAGATATTTCTTTTACTGTAGAAGAACAGGTATGGGTTGATAGGACTTCAAATACAAAAACATTTGACGATGTTGTTGATCTTGCTAAAGATCTTTGGAAGTACGCCAATGAAAAGGAGGATGAAAAAGACCATAAAGTAATGCCTCAGTCTAAGGATGGTAATAGAAGTGCTGATACTGAGCAAGAGGGCATGACACATGAAGAGATGTTAGAAGAAGCAGAGCGTCGTGAGCAAGAGAATGAAGAAGACGGTGCATCTGAGTATAGTGATTCTTTTGAAGAGTCTTATGAATTCAGTGAAACTGAGTCGATAACTGATGGAGCACTCTCTGAAGCACTGGAGACATTGGTAGATGATAGTGCAAAGGAATGGATTTACTTAACTACTCCTGATGTTGATGTGAATGAAAAGATTGTTCCCTTTAAAGTCGTTCAAGAAAATCTCAATAAGCACTTTCATGAAAGGGTTTTTCATGATGAGACAGATGAAAGATACTACACTGACAACCTAAATTATGCTTTGAGTCATTTCAATTCCTTTAAGAAGGATACTAAAAAAACTGTATCTTACTTATGTAAGCAGTTTGAAATGAAGAAGTCTGCTAATGAGTATAAACGTACAGCAGTTGCCAAGACGGGAGTTGTCGATACCAATAAACTGTTTAAGTATAAACTAACAGAAGATATTTTTAAGAAAGTTTCAGTCGTCCAGGAAGGTAAGAACCATGGTTTGGTAATGCATCTTGACTGGTCTGGATCTATGCAGTATCAACTCTTAGATACTTTGAAGCAGGTTTATAACTTGATCTGGTTCTGTAAAAAATGTGGAATTCCTTTTCGTGTTTATGCTTTTCAATCTGGATATGGGTATCGATCAACACATGATGAGGAAATCAANCAATCTGAGAATGAACTTGGATTTTCTCAGGACTTCCGTTTGCTTGAATTGTTTTCTTCTCGGCAAAATGCAAAGTCTCTGGAGAAGTCCATGCAATTAGTTTATACTCAAGTATTTTCTATGAATGGATATCGTTTATCCCATCTACCTGAATATACTCTTGGTGGTACTCCACTTGCTGAAGCAGTCTATTGCACTCGTCAAATTGTTGCTAGCATGAAGAGAGTTGAAAATGTTACTAAGGTCAATGTTATTTGTTTGACTGATGGTGAGGCAAATCCTATGAGTTATATTCAATCTCCTAGTGATAATGAAATTTTCTATCAGAAAGGAGATTTACGCACGAAGTATCTTTGCCACCAAAGAAACAAAGTATTTTTTCTTCGAGATCATATTACTGGATATACTCGTAGAATCAATGCACATCCAAATGAAACTACAAAGGAGATTGTTTCTTTCTATCGCGAGATTACTGATTACAACTGGATAGGTATTCGTATTTGTAATAAGATGGAACTGACTCGTTTGGTTCGAGAGACTGCTAATGATGAGTTTGAATCAGTTGATAAGCAATGGAAAAAATATAAATTTGCTTCTATCAAAAATAAAATTGGATTTACTGAGGCATTCTTTATGCCATCCCAAGGTATTGGTGGTGAATCTCAAGATCTTACTGTGAAATGCAAAAAGGAAATTGCAAGTAAAGCAGAACTCACCAGGGCATTCAAGAAACATATGGGTTCTAAAATGACAAACAAAACAATTCTCAACTCATTCATCGAGCAAATAGCTTGACAACGGTCAAAACCAATGCTACTATTAGATCACAATCCTGTTCTCCCCATGAAAGAAAAAACTAACCATGTAAATTTGTTCAAGAGCAATGAAGTCAATGTTAGTAAGCATATGTTCAATTTAGTTATGAGCAGAAACTACAACGGTGACATTGAACTTTTTAAATCTGTATTGAGCAGAAAGAACCAAGGCAAAAAAACTGTTGTATATGACAACATCAAAGACTATCATAAAGAATTCTATTCTGATTCTGAATGGTGGACTAACGCCAATGAGAACGAACGAGCAGCAATTCTAAGGAGATTGTCTCATGTAATGGCAAAAGAATCAGTACAAAAAAATAATATCAAACAATACGAGAGGGAAAACGTTATCACTTCTACAGTCGAACCTGAAGTTCCAGTAGATAATAACTACACTGGATTGGAGCGGATGTTTAATACCGACTCAGATACTAATGAAATTGTTGATCAGTTTGCACTTCTTGCTGATCAGGGATGGACAACAATTAAATACAAAGATGTTTGGGAGGTTTCAAAATGAAGTGCAAAGTAGAACTGTTTAAAGCAGGTACAATTTTTGAAGAAATTGTTATTGCTACAGACTATGAAGATGCTAGGAAGGTTGCCTTGGCACGAAACCCTGGAGCAACTATCATGGGAGTAACAGCAGTATTTGAATGAACATCTTCGTCACTGACGAGTCTCCTCATAAGTCTGCTGAGGTTCTACCTGACAAGCACATTGTCAAGATGCCCTTAGAGACCTGTCAGATGCTCGCTATAGTCGCCTCAGACAAGTGGGGACATGGTTATGGTACTTTGCCTAAGGCAGACGGCACACCCTATGCTACAGACAAAGGAGCATTCCGTAATCACCCTTGCACCAAGTGGGCAAATGAGACTGTGGCAAACTCTCGATGGTTGCTTGAGCATGGTATGGCATTGTGTGAGCAGTATGCAGCACGATATGGTAAAATCCATACTTGCTTCAAGACTCTCCTTGCTGCTGATGCAATCATTCCTAATGCTGAGTTGAGTGATCATACTCCGTTTGTCTTTGCAGGACCTGACGAGTATAAGTATGACACCAGTATTGACATCTTCACTGCTTATAAGATGTACATTGCATCTAAACCATGGGTGGCATCCAACTACCTAAGACTGCCAGACTACAAACCTGACTGGGTGTGACACCTAAATAACTGTCCAAGACCCTCCCATTCGGGAGGGTTTTCTGCTATAATTACAAAGTAATCAAAGGAGACATGATGCCTCGCAAATCTGAAGTCACTTCTAAACAGATTGTGGAGACTCTTACTAACAATTTTGGTACTGAGGTTAGTTCAAATCAAGTTCGTATCGTAGCAGATCAACTAAATGTATCATATCCTACTGTGTGCAAACGTATTGAAGAATATAAATCAGGTAGAGGAAAGTGGAATCTGACTGCACAAGAAATCGAACGTGCATATGATGCTCCCTCTGCTATTCAAACTAACAACTATATACCAGAAAAAGATGATTCCTATGTCCAGTTTGGTAATTACTCATCTCTTCGTAAAGTTATTCAGTCCAATTCTTTCTATCCTGTATTCATTACAGGTCTTTCTGGAAATGGTAAAACAATGTCGGTTGAGCAGGCATGTGCTGCAACTAAGAGAGAGTTGATTCGTGTCAATATTACAATCGAAACTGATGAAGACGATCTTATTGGTGGTTTTCGTCTTGTCGATGGTGACACTGTTTGGCATAATGGTCCAGTCATCGAAGCTCTGGAACGTGGAGCTGTACTTCTTCTAGATGAGATTGACCTAGCGTCTAATAAGATCTTGTGTCTGCAGTCTGTGCTGGAAGGTAAGGGTGTCTTCTTGAAGAAGACTGGTAAATATGTAACTCCTAAGGAAGGATTCAATGTTATTGCAACTGCAAATACTAAAGGTAAAGGCAGCGATGACGGTCGCTTTGTTGGAACCAATATTCTCAACGAAGCATTCCTCGAACGTTTTCCAATTACATTCGAGCAAGATTATCCAACTGCATCGGTAGAAGAAAAAATTCTACGAAATATGGGTTGTGACACAATCTTTGCAGAGAACCTTGTGAAG